AATCTTTCAACCATACAATATTCTTGTAACGATTGCATTTTTCTCTCCATTGATACTTATTATAATAATAACTAGTTTATCATTTGTGTTTCAGAATTTTAAAGGAATTATCTATTTAGGATTTTTACTTTCATTTTGTGTGATACGTGAATATATTTATTATATAAATGGCGGGGTTGAAGCAAAAGATGATGGATTGATATGCAATGCAGTTCAATATAGCAAATATGGTAATGACACATTTAGTACATTTGTTTTTGCATTTACTATTAGTTATGTCTGTGTACCAATGTTCCAAAATGGTACGGCTAATGTATTGTTATTTATTTCACTTATTGCTTATATGTTTTTTGATATGTATATTAAAATAGACAAAAAATGTATCGTCAACACTGGTAAGATGTTTTTAAATTTATGTGCAGGTATATTTTCTGGATATTTTATAGTTTCTTTAATGAATTGGGGAGGTTCTAGTAAATTTTTATTTTTTAATGAAGAGTCAAGTAATAAGGAAGTTTGTACGCAACCTTCTACACAGACATTTAAATGTAAGGTATATAAAGACGGGCAATTAGTAGGCAATATTTAGAGATACAACTTGTTACAATTCTTCCAATTCTTCCAATTCTTTAAATTCTTCCAATTCTTCCAATTCTTTAAATTCTTCCAATTCTTTAAATTCTTCGTCTTGTTCCAATTCTTCCAATTCTTTAAATTCTTCCAATTCTTTAAATTCTTTCAATTCTTTAAATTCTTCCAATTCTTCGTCTTGTTCCAATTCTTTAAATTCTTTAAATTCTTCCAATTCTTTAAATTCTTCGTCTTGTTCCAATTCTTTAAATTCTTCGTCTTGTTCCAATTCTTCGTCCTGTTCCAATTCTTGTTTCAATTCTTGTTCAGAAATAACAATCTCTTCTACAATTATATTCGGTTTTTGAACTATTGGTGCAGTAAAAGCACGTAGATTTATTACAAGCCATTTTTTAAAATTATTTTGAACAAGACTTCTTTGAAAGGACTCATTTATTAAATTCATATTTCCTTTTGTGTTGAAATTAATAAGAAAGTTGTTTACAACTGGTATTAATTTATAGTTTTCATATCTTTTTAAACCTAAAACATTAAATAATGGTTTACGTTTTTTAGCATTTACATAATTATGAAATAAATATATTAAATTTTTAAATTCTCTTTTTGTTTTCAATGTAGAAACATTTATTTTTGTTAAAAAAATGCTTGCATCAGTTGAACAATCTGGACATGGTAAAACCTTGCATATTCTTACAATTTGCTCAAATAATTGCTTAGCAATAAAAGGATAAGCACCTTCATGTACTCTTTCTGCTAATGTATGGAATAGTGTCCAAACGGCAGGTCCCCAAACTTCTAGAGATGGCATGTTATAACAAATATATATAAAAAATATAAAGATATTTTACATATAACATATAATAATGTCAAAGGTCTACAACATTGAAGGAAATATTAATTTTTTTGATGAATTATACAAGTCGCTAGATGTTGATGAAAATTTTGATGATGAAAATACATGCTTAATAACAAATGAACCATTAACACACAATTTTGTTCAGCTACAATGTAACCATAAATTTAATTATAATGCTCTTTACAATGATATTAAAAATCATAAACAAAAATTTAATGGATTAGAAGGAAATAGTAGTCATCTACAAACTAATGAAATTAGATGTCCGTATTGTAGAAACAAACAAACAGGATTATTACCTTATTACGAAGAATTTGGCTTGCCTGGATTACATGGTGTCAACTATATTGATCCTAACAGAAAACATAATCCTGTAAATACTCATAACAAATATTATAATAAATGTCAATATTTGACGCCAAATCCTAACTATGATCCAAGTGGTAATAATGTATTAGATCCAAATTTAGTTGATGTCCAGTTTTTTAAATGTTATAATAGTAGTCATTATATTACTAGTTCGTTTATAGAAGGATACACAGGAGAACCGATGTCTGTATGTTTTACACACAAAAAGAAATTAATTAAAGAAAATAATAGTATGATTAAAAATAAACAAAAAGAAGAAACTATAAAGGTAAAGACGGAAGCCAAATTAAAAGCCAAATTGGAAAAGGAGGAAGCCAAATTAAAAGCAAAAGCAGAGAAACAAACTACAAAAAAACCACTAGAAAATGTTGTAATTGGACCTTCTACTATTGTTCCATGTAGTAATAGTGTGTTGTGTATAGAAATTTTAAAGTCAGGTCCAAATAAAGGAAAACAATGTGGAGGTAAACTATATATTGACTCGTACTGCAAGAGACATGATAAAAATAAATATTTAGAAAACACCTTGATATATCCAGAACAAAATCCAAAAATATAAATATAAAATATGAATATAAATATAAAATATAATATCTAAATAATGGAGACAAAGGAACAATTAGTGAATAATATTAAAGAATGGATCAAAATAGACAATGAAATTATACAATTGAAAAATGAAATAAAAGAACGTAATATTAAAAAGAAAAATCTTACAGAAAGTTTAGTATCAGTTATGAAGACAAATGCGATTGATTGTTTTGATATAAATGGTGGTGCTCTTATTTACAAAAAAAATAAGGTAAAGAAACCAATAAATGGTAAAACATTACTATCAGCTTTACAAAATTATTACAAAACAGATCCGCAAATTGCAGAAGATTTGGTTAAACATGTAATGGATAGTCGTGAAGAACAAATAAAAGAAACAATTAAACATAAAGTAGATAAGTAATTTTATAAATGTAAAATAATAATAAAATAAGTTAAACAAATAATTATACTTAGAAGTAATGGATAACGAAGTAATGGATAACGAAGTAATGGATAACGAAGTAATGGATAACGAAGTAATGGATAACGAAGTACAAGAAGAAGTACAAGAAGAAGTACAAGAAGAAGAAGAAGTCAATCCACCAATAGAAACAAAATGTTATAATTATAAAGCAAAACAAGATCTATTATTATATTTTGATGATGATATAAGTTCATTTGAAAAAATATACATTTCATCTTATAAAGTAAATACAACATCATCACAACCATTTTTAAATTTTCTGTTAACAAAAACAAAAATAGGGCAAACACTCCAATTTCCAGAAGTATCTATTTTTAAATATTTTGAACAATATGAATTGATAAATTATAGTAAAATATCCTTGTTTGGATTATGTAAGTTAACTGACTTTGAACATTTTACAAATTCAATCATTTTTAATGGATTTTACAAGTATGAAAATAATTTATATTTATTTTTTGATATTACTAATTGTGAAATAAAAATAAATGATATATATAGTAACAACACAATTTGGTTTTCTATATTAGATGAAATAGTAAACCATAAAAAATTGTGTAATTTTGAAATAGAAGAGAATGTTTCCGACTTATTTATATCAAATGATAAATTTTGTTTTCTAGATGATAATAATAATAATTGTTATGAGATACCAAGTATAAGTTTTATTGGTACAAAAAAAGAACAAGTAAAATTTAAGTATACATTTGGAGAATCATCACAAAATAAAAATGCAATTCTAGGTCCTTATTTTTATTTTACAAACTTTATGAATTCATTTACATGTGAAAATATAGGACTTCAACAAATGAATAAAACAAACAATGTAAACGATTGTATAGTTAGAGTTGCACTATTCACAGGTAAAGTAAAATATATTGAAAATAATATAAGTGATCCAAGTGATGAATCTGAAATCAAAAATTGTTTACTAAAAGATGAAACAATTGATCAACATCATGAACGTTTAACAATCAGAATATCAGACCATGACGGATTATGGTCTAGAGATTTTAATAGTGTTTATTTAGGACATATAGAACTAGATAATGGTATGCATCTAGAAAATACACCAATAATTGTTGTTAAAGAATATGAACAACAATGTCCTTTAAGCTACCATTATGTAAATAAAAAAATGATAGAAGGTGAATTCTCAATACTTTAATATTTTTGTTTTATAGATTATTCATGATTAAATAATCTAAAATAAATATATAGTTGAATGGATACAATAACAATGATAGGTCTAACAATTGTATTTTTTTATTGTATGACTAGAATATTAAATTTTTATGGTGTTAATGAGAGTGATTATGGTGTGTACATATTATTTTATATAATGCTTTGTATATCTTCAATAGTTTTACCAACTGAAGAACCAGTATTTTAAACTTTTTCTATATTTTTAGTAGTAAAACTTCTACTATTTTCCAATATATTTTTTATTATAGAGGTATCTATTTTATCTTTCAAATTATCAATAATTTCTGTTTCAAGCGGTTCTCTGTTATGTAGATTTACAAATGAATCAATAAAATCTGTAATAATTTTATTGTTTTGCTCGGTTATTTTTTTTAGTTTATTGTGTTTAGCAACCTGTATTTTAAAAAAATCATTTTCTTCTTTTTCACGATTTTCTTCATGAAACCATGGATTTCTATAGTTATTTGTAGGAATCAATATGTCGCAAATTTCGGGTTTTATAATATCTTCAAAACCCTGATGTTTATTGAAATTCTTTTTAAATTGTGTAATAATATTTTCTGGAATGTTAGGACTTGTCTCCATTAAACGATCAAATTCTTCTTTACTCATTTTTACCATTTGTTTTACTTCTATTCTCTCTAATGGATGTTTTGCTAATTCAATTTTAATATTTCTGTAAAACTTGTCCCATGCAATACTACTAACACGATGCGCTTCATTTAATTGTGTAATCTTTAAGAATTGTTGAATCGTTGTAACTATACCTGCTAAAAGATTGAAACCTCCTACAGACATCATAAAAAAAGCCTGATATTGTTCAGGAACTCTTTGTTGTGCAAAATTTGCAGTACCTGTTAAGGTAGATATAATAATTACTGGAATTGTATACAACGCATTCAAATATGAATACATTGCATTTGATTTTGAATGAAGCCATCTATAACACATAGCTTTGTCAGCCCATTCAATTAATATAATTTCATGCTCTGGAGACCAGCCATGACTAGGAGTTAATTGATTCATCTCTGCAGAACTAAAAATACTAGCTTTATCGTTACTTTTTTCACTAGTTTTATCAATATTTTCGTCTGTCATTTGTAATGTTAGATTTTCAGCCATTTATAATAAAATATAATATTTTATTTTATTATGGAAACAAAATTGCTTCAATTAAAAACCGATTTTAATAATATTATTAATATTAGAACAAACGTGAAGGGTATTTTTGATATACTACAATCAAAAATTAGTAAATTGAAAGGATTACACGCAGAATTTATTAAAACAAGTAAAACGCAGATGTTTATATTTGGTTTAGATTCCTTTCATTTTCAAAGTAAATTAATTGATATGGAACACGATGATATGAAGAGATTATTTTTGGCTATAAGTAACAGAATGTATTGCGAATATTTTAAATTATATAAAATAATTACTGAATATATTATATCAAATAAAAACGATAAAACACTTTTAAACGTAAAAATGAATAATTATCCGGTTTATAAA